TCAAAGCTGAATTATGCCGAGGGGACTTAATGCCTGTTGGTAGTGTTGAGTTTGTAAGAGAATGTTTTGAGATTATGGGTATTCACCAGGTGCCCTTATGGTACTCATACCCTAAGGTGTTGAATTCATTCTTACACAGGCGTATCGTTGTACGCAGCGAAATTTATGTACGAAACATGCTACAATCACAACCAATAGTGCCTGCATTAAGTCCGATCTTTATCAAGCCTGCTGCTAAGTTAAAGTTGTTCAATGGATTTATATTCTATTCCGATAAAGATAGAGCAGAGTACAATGAACATGATAGGGAGCAGTGGGATATTGTGATGGCTTCTCATGGCAAGGAACTGATTTTTGTTAGCAATGTAGTAGACTTCCTTAGTGAATGGCGCTATTACATTGATGACAATAAGATTGTTGGTTCAGCAAGATATGACGATGGTCCTGATGAGGCCTTATCGCCGGAAATTACGGTAGTACACCAGATGATTGAAGCAATGCAGACAGATCACCCGTATACATTAGATGTAGGGAGACTATCAACTGGTGAGACCGCATTAGTAGAAACCAACGATGCATGGGCAATCGGTTTGTACAGTAGAGCATTAGAACCCAAGGTTTATTTAAACTTTTTGGGTAAACGATGGAAATCAATTGTTGACAAGTAAACAAAAATAAGCTATAATACATGCTTAGACACTGAGATTTAGGATAGGTGCAGCAATCAAATTAATCAACTTGGAATGCTACTTTGACCCTGGACATCAAACTCCAGACTAAGTAGATAGAGTGGTTTCGACAGTTCCCCTCGATAAAAGAAAAAAGTAGATAACTATCCTGTTAAATTTAGGTCTGTGGACTTACACTTTTCTCCGTGCCAGCGAGTAAACAATCCTTTACTGACCTTTATCCCGCAATGTGGACATTCAACTTTTATAAGTGCTGGATTGTTCTCAATGAAATTGCTAATGGTTCCGTTTTTCCTCTTTGTTTCCCTGCATTTGGCTATGACAGATAGTGAACTCGGGTCTGTTCCTTTTTCTACTCTAGTTTTTAGTTGGGCTGCGATATTTTCTGGAGTTCTGGTATTCATCGTTCCATTTTTGATTTTAGTTGAGTTACACTTAATTGTGCTTTCGGCAGTCCACCCAACTACCGTACCATCCGTCTTGTTCTTTTTCCTAGTATCAGTTCTTCTCTTTATTATTTCGGGAGTCGGTATAACACCTTCACCGGATTCAGGGATAATATTTGCCCAGTCCTGGCTCTCAACCACATTCCATAGTTGGCTATAATATAGACCGCCTTCTTTGAGTTCAGGCAAGGAGGCGTATTCGTTTATAATTTCCGTAGTGTGGTCTTTTCCGTGAACCGCTAGATGCCGTTTCCAATGTAACCCGGAACCATCATATTTAGAATAATTCTGTTGGGTTGTCATCCCGAGATATTTCAACCCGGTGATTTTATGGGTCTTGATGTAGAGGCGATAAATATTCACGCTGATTGCTCCTGTTAAATTTAGCATTTAGAGTCCCTAGGCGATACTAGCGCAGTGAGGGACAACTTTCTTACCCAAAATCATTGCTTTTTACTCTGATTTCAGCTATAATAGTATTTATACAAAATTAACACAAAGGAAAAAAATATGAACGCATTTGTTACCGCTATCAACAACCAATCCGCCCGAACCGCAAATGGCATGAAGGCTCGGGTCAGTACCGCAAATGCCTGCGTAGATTTTTTCTTCGCAGTAGGTGCCTCACGCGGAAAAAATGTTATTCCCCAGTTTACCGCGGCGTATGTGGAGAATTCGGATTTGGCCCTGCGTATTTCTGCCTGGGCGCGTGACGCCCGCGGGGGTGCAGGTGAACGCGAAGTGTTCCGTCAAATTTTGGCGCACCTGGAAACTTCAGCACCAGCTGATGCCGAAAAATTGATGGCCAAGATTCCTGAGTTGGGTCGCTTTGATGACCTGTTGATCTTCAAGACCAAGCCGATGAAGGATCGCGCATACACTTTGCTTGGCAATGCGTTGCGTGAGAAGAATGGGTTGGCAGCTAAATGGACTCCGCGTAAGGGCGAAGTGGCTGCTGAAATTCGTCAGTTCTTCGGAATGACTCCGAAGCAATACCGCAAGACTCTAGTTGGCATGACCAACGTGGTCGAAACGGCAATGTGTTCGGGTTCGTGGGATACTATCAACTACAGTCATGTACCGTCTGTGGCGCACGCCAGGTACAAAAAGTCCTTTGGTCGTCACGGTACTTCATATGCTGAGTACATCACTAAGTTGGTTAAGGGCGAAGCAGGTGTGAAGATCAATGCTGGCGCAATCTTCCCGCATGATGTGTTGAAGGGTCGTATCGGTGGGTACGGTGTAACTGCTTGGTCAGTGACTGAGTTGGGTGCTATTGAAGCACAATGGAATGCATTGCCTGACTATGTTGGTGACTCCAGCGTGTTGCCTCTAGTTGATGTTAGTGGCTCCATGAGTTGCAAGGCAGGTCAAAAGGGTGACACCACATGCCTAGAAATTGCGGTATCATTGGGATTGTACTTTGCTGACAAGAACAAGGGTAAGTTCAAGGACTGTTTCTTGACTTTCAGCGAAAAGCCAAGATTGATGAACCTTAAGGGTTCTATCAATGAAAAGATTGACCAAATGGTCGGTTCTGATTGGTGCATGAATACAAATCTGCATGGTGCGTTCGTTCAAATTCTTAACACTGCCGTTCTGAACAAGGTCCCTCAAGCAGAAATGCCTGAAACACTGATGATTTTCTCTGATATGCAATTTGACCAATGTGTCAAGAATGATGACAGTGCGATGGAAATGATTGCTCGTAAGTATGCTGCTGCAGGATACGAATTGCCTAATGTAGTTTTTTGGAACTTGAATGCAAGCGGAAACGCTCCAGTCAAGTTTGACAAGAGAGGAACCGCTCTTGTGTCAGGATTCTCTCCAGCAATTGCTGCTAGTGTATTGGGTGCAGACCCAGACGCATTTAGTCCAGAGGCAATTATGCTTAAGGCCGTGATGAATAGTCGTTACGATTTAGTGTAAGCTAAATAGTTATAACACGGCATATACCTCTGCGAAAGTACGTATCAGTTCTCTAAAATACCCGGTTCGCCGGGTATTACCATATATTGACAATAAATGGTGATTATGCTATAATACATCTATGTATCAAGTAATAAGTAAAGAAAAAGAGCAATCGTTCCCGTCACTAGCTTTAGCAATGGAACACGCGAAATTGATGAATGAGTTTGTCACCATTAAAAGTAACGATTTTGAAGTGTGCGGTATGTTCGGTGTAGATTCTATTGTAGATGGCAAGTGTCCAGATGGTGTTGCATATACATGGAATAAGGTAAGTCGCATAGGAGCGACAACACGTAGATAAGGAGCAGGTACTATGATAGTTGCAAAATTTGACGGACGTTGGGTTCACGTTGTAAAATTTATGCGTGATGTAGCTTTCAGTACTGATAAAGACTGGTTTATGGTTAACTTTGATTTTGAAAAAGTTAAGCATAAGCGGGAACATTTTATGTGGGTTCCGGCAGTAACACGATTTGAAGTTGTCAAAGAATTTGTAGGAGAATAATGTGGCTCATAAACATCAAGGTCAACTTTCACCCGCTCCACAATGGTGGAAACACTTGAAAGATTGGAAGCGAGTATTTTGGAAAACAGAACGTCAGGCACAAAAGCGTGACACACAGAAAAGAGAAAAAGAATGAAAACATGGGTAACCTCTGATACACATTGGGGACACCAAAACATTATGAAGTTCTGTCCGGTATCACGGGCACGATTTCGCAATGAAGTAGATTATATGAACGAAGCAATGGTTCGAGAATGGAACGATTTAATTGAACCCACAGACCTTGTTTATATTTTGGGTGATGTAGCATTCTTGCCTGCTCAAAAGGCAGCTGAATACATGAATCGGTGTAACGGCACTAAAATTTTAGTTGAAGGTAATCATGACCGTAAGACATTGAACGATCCTACATTCCGCAAGTGTTTCAAAGAAGTACACAAGTATTTGGATATCAACTACAATGGAACTAAAGTTGTTATGTTTCATTATCCAATTGCTGAGTGGGATCAGATGCATCGCGGTGCTGTACATTTTCACGGTCACTTGCACGGTGGACCTAGTGGAATGGAAAAGTTCCGCTGTCGTGATATGGGGATGGATGCAACTGGTATGATTGCTATCTCAATGGAAGATGCTATCAAAGACGCAATGAAGGGTGAAATTAAAGGACATCATGCTAAAAACTGAATTGAAGCAATATGTAGAAGACAATCCAAGGTTGGTTTCTATGAAGCCGGCTGGTGATGGTATCTTTGTGCTCAAATATCGCAAAAAAGTTTTTTACGATAACCTGTGGAACGAGTATCTAGAACACTGCCGTGGATCAGTAATTGATAAAGACTTTAATCTGATTGCTTATCCATTCCAGAAAATCTACAACTACGGTATAGAAAAGTCTGCACCAGTGTTGACTCCAGATACAAAGGTTACCGCTTACCGCAAAGTAAACGGTTTCATGGTTGCATGTACATTTTACAACGGTAAACTGTTGGTGTCTACTACTGGTAGCACCAATGGCGACTATG